CCTGGTTAGAACTGCAAAGAACACACCCCGCTGGCCTAAGCCAGCGGTTAGCTAGCATAGTGCAGGGAGTACTTAACGGATTCCTCCTCCAGAAAGTCAATACCGGTGGCAGCTTTTTGCTACACTTAGACACCGTCTTAGTCGGCCTGGCAGAACCATAGTTCTTTTAGACGCCAAGCAATTATGTGAAAACAGATCTAGTCCGTAGGCACATCTTTCAGCTCAGGTGGTAGTAGTTATTACCTACATTTGATGAGCACCAACCCCTCAGTACAAAGGGGTGAAATTTTCAACGCAACCGGTTCCAGATTTCACCTGAAATTTTTGCGTACCGCTCGCCGATTAGAGATACAAATCATCATAACCAGCGACATCACGATAGGTGCTTCGATTCCCACCATGATATGCATACCCTCTACGACGATCCATCGCATGGGCATGTTCTGTTGGAGACATCCTTCGATGATCTTCAACAATTTCTTCACGTTCCTTTTTCTTTTTCTTCTTCTCTTTCCGGAACGCCGTGGACCGAGAGAGGTTACCTAACGCAGCACCCGTCAGGGCCAACTCATCGGCCCCCGCTCCCTATAAGAGTAAGGGAGCAGCCGCAGCAGCTATCGGAGCCACTTCTTTGAACCCTTGCCAGATATTACTGGCAGTGTTCTTAATCCATCCCCAAATGTCATCCCAATGTAAATCATTAGTATGCCACTGAGGAACTTTGGCCAGAGCCTGCATAACTCTGTCCACTTCTTCTTCATTGATCACCCCAGGTTTGACCTCAATCCACTGATTTAAGGTCGAATACTCAAGTCCTGTACCAACAGTGCAATAACCATTTTGACCTGCTGGATTTGTCACATTCGCTATAAGACAAAGATAGTCTGAATCCGGATAAATGTTGAAAACATTTTCCTCTCCAACACTACCATCGACTTGAGTAAATGGAAGTTCAAAAATTCGCATTTTGAAATCATCAACACTGGTAGGCTTAAGAAAGCCATAGGCACCATCTACGATGTCTCTTGTAACAGATTTCTTGTAGGAGGCAACCTTTCCAAAATTGGTGTGATCAAGAAAGTAGGAACCCTTGGGGAGTTGACAACCAACAATCTGTCCCTGCCTATTAAGCGGAGCAGATGTGTTAGTATACATCAAACTCAACCCAGTCAAACGGATTGCATCCACAAAACTTGCAACATCCGAAAACCCAGGAATTGCCCTTTGAGCCCAACATGTGGAAGCTGGAGCAGCTTTAACCACAATTGAAATAGGCAAAGGAAGAGTCACAGACGAAGGAAGACCTGGCAGACCAGTAGTCCTAACTGTGAACGCATAATACCCGGTATAAGGAGCAGTAAATGTGAAAGTGGCAGAACTAGTCCCCTTCACGTATCCAAACTCCACAACTTTTTCCCAACCCTCAGCATCAGCGACAACAACCACAAAATGAGCTGTCGTTGCAGCTGGCAAAGAGGGCTCTGCCGCAGAAACGTCAAAGGTCATTGTTTGACCAGCCGTCAGAAGAAAACCTCTAATAGGGTCAGAAGGACCAAAACGCCCGGGAAACAACGTAGCACCATACAATTGGTCGCCACTAACATAGGTAAGTCCACCAGGACTACCAAACTTGGGGTAAGTTAACTCCCCATTAGCCCACACCAACGTAGGGGTCGCACTATAAGTCGCGCCCGTAATAATTGGCATAGGGAAGAGATGATTTCGTAACACATCTCGAAAAGCATACAATTGCAAAGCACTGGCGGACATCTCAGGCGGCATAAGTCCAGCTGGAAAGGCCATTTCACACCTTGTCCAGGGACTAGCAATTGCCGTGGGATCTGATCCCAACGACAAACCAAGCCTAGGCACAATATAGTCCTTTGGCATGGTTAAAGCAGCAAGCAACTGGGTATCCCTCTTAGTATGCATAGGAATACCTGAGCTCCGAATCGCTTCTTTAACGAAACTCCTCGTCTTCTTTTCTTCAGCTAGAGCATTATTAACTCTAAGCACTTGTCTCGACAACGAAGGTCTGGAATTATTATTTCCACGATTAACCTTCTTTGCCTTTCCGTTCTTTTTCTTCTCAACAATCTTGACCACCTCCATGATGGTTTTTCCCAGGCTTATTAATCTTTTCTGCACTCCTGGGATACAAATACAAGACGCTCATTTCATAATCGCCTTTATAACCTTGAATTGCACCTCTCCAATCGGGATCTGTTCGGTATAAACCTCCAAACGTCCTCACCAACCAGTGAATGTACATCTTCATATAAGATCGCATTTCCAAATCTGCCCATGAAACCTGATAAATTCCAACAGCACGAATTAAAGAGTAAACAGGATCAGCTGGCTTTTTACTAAAACAAAGCGAAGCTAAAAATTTTTTCCTATCAAGAACCGGAACACGTAACATCCGACCACGAACATCAGCAATTTTCGTGTCGAAAGTCCTGGACAAATATGAACACTCTGACAACTTTCGAGCGTCATAACAAGGGCTGGTGGTAATCAAACCAATCTTTGAAAACTCAGTCGCTACCACCCTGGCATTGAAGAACACATTAGCTTCTTCAGATACCGTCCATGTGTTATCATCTCCACAAAGAGCAAGTTCAACATGCTTACTAAAAGCTTGATGAGTTCTCCACTCCTTAGGCACAACAAGCACCCACACATATGACAACAACAAATACAAACAAAGAGTATTATCAACGATAGTATTGGCTGAACCCGACGGATTACCCGTCTTCTTCATAACCACCCAACCATCCGCTGTAATAATGAAAGACCAAACAATGTTTCTATAAAAACTCTGTGCTTGTCTCCCACACTCCGCTGAGTTCTTTAAACAACCCAAGCGGAAATCATAAATAGCGCTAAACACTAACTGAAAAATTGACGAATCATAAGAACTCTCATCCAACTCATAAGCAATAGGATGGCGGTTAAGCCTTTCATAGAGCTCGTTCCACCCACCGTGAAACACATCCATACCAACCGTACTAGCACAACGATTGTTTGCGTCATAGAACTTTTGATTCATATCCATGAACAACATACCACCAAGCACCGTCAATTCTAACGGGCTCGCAGTAAAAGTACGAATTTTATTCTCCTTAATCTTTTCAGTAGCGCGGACTTCTTCTTTTAACGAATTAGTCCAAATAACAGTATACAGATCACTCTTTGCTCGTTCCCAAACGTTGGTCACCCACTCAACATTTTCAGGAACTTCAAGCCATGTGCGTTTATCAGACGCATCAAGACTTGCCGGGAAGCCTGCACTAGTAGACATATCCAACTTAGTCAAAACTTCCTGCACCGATAATACATCAGAATTTCCCATAATTGGCAAAAACTCTGCCTGCATCATAGCAACCGCGAGGAGCCATTTGTCCTCCTCTACATACGGTTGCCCCTTACAATACTTACCCAACGACTTATAGGCAGCATCAATATTAGGTCTCGGCAACCCCCAGTCTTCATTCCCGAACGGCAACTCTTTCTCAAAACAGTATTCATGGTACTGAAAATCCGGCATACGCCGATTTTCCAATATGCTCAACCGTGGCCAATGGCCCACGATTTCCATGTCTGTAGCGTTTAGATGCTCCACCAGCTTCACTGGCAATTCACCCCCGCTTGTAATGATTTTTCCTCTAAACTTTTCAGGAATCCAATCATTCAAGTCAACTTCGTTCGGGCTGGGGGCCTCTAGTTTAAACGCAATAAACTCGTCTCTCTAAGGGCTGCTTTCAGCACCTCATTAACCGGCACACACGCATTTCGGATCTGACCACCTGCAACGTGAAATCCCACAATCTTTGGATCAGTGTCGTCCGTTACCAACACTCCTCCACAATCTCCTGCTTCAGTAGCACAAGTATGTTCACCATTCGGCACAACACGACCATGCGACGCAAAAGGAACTTTCTTTCCATCTGCATCTTCTCCCAAACAAACCAAATAAACTTCCTGGTTTTTCGGGGCTTCTAAAGCGATTCGTTGTCCAAGACTTACGGGACAATTAATTTTAACAAAACCTAAATCATCATGTGGTTTCGCCAAACCATTACGCACACGCTGCACAAAACCTCCGGCAGTTATATTAACTACTTGATTAAAGGCTTTAAACCGAGCATCCGGGTGAATCTCATACCGATCTTCCACCCCTTCAACTTTTTGGCCAACCAAAAACTTTAAAGCATGCCAAACACTCACCAACTTATCTCCTTGAATCCAACCATTAACCTCGATCGTATCACCATCTGGAGACTCAACCTCCATATTAACAAGTCGGTTTAAGAAACGATTCACATTTAATTGCGACTTTCCTAGTAAGGACTCTTTGCGCCAATTTACGCGCTTGTTACGCCAGAAACCAGTACCAAGCTTTTCCCTCTTGGTCCTTTTTCCGCGCAACTTGTCCTCAGTACTTTTGAAAACTTCTTTAAACGCATCATCCGTTAAATTCAACAGCGTATCGTCTAAATCACCAGTCTGTTTCAAGCTGGTTTTCTTTTCACTTTCCCAAAAGTTCGGTGCAGTACGAGCATGCTCCTCAAAATCCCCATCAATGGAATTCTGCGAATCATTATCTACATCTAAGTACTGCTCAGCAACCTTCTTTCCTTTTGAAGGTCGCGGCCCAGCCGTTTTCTGGGTCCAACGTCTACCAAATTTGTTAGACTTCCGGTGTTCTCCTTCATTCCGATAATCATCAGAGGGAGCACCTAAAGGTTCATCTTCATCTTTCTTACCAAACTTCCTTGCACCAAACCTAACTGCTTGGATTGCCAATGAAGTCGCTAGAAAGCTTCCAACAAATAACCCTATTTGATAAAGCGCCTCCCGATGTTCTTTAAACCAGAATTCAACAGGAGCATACCACGCTGCTTTCTTCACCTTAGTGGCAACAGACATGGCAATTTCTGACAAGAAATTTTGTCGCTTACCAACGCACGCCAACCACCAATAACGTTTCCAGTTATCAGACATCGGCACACCCTCCTTACCTTGCTTATCCCAAAAAGGGGCAATAAAATAAGGGCTATCACGCGGAACTGAAACACGCGTATATCGGGTAGAAAAACCCTGAATCTGCGCAACCAGGGAATTAAAGGCAGTTCGAGACATTGTTCCCAAACCACTAGCTCGCTCTTCTTCATTTAGAGTTAGATCATAAGCTTCTACCATGTCAGCTGCAATTCCTAATTCGCCATACAACATAAACACTATGTCAGGCCTCCATTCAAGAACAACTGTTCGATTGGGAAGAGCAAAACGCTCCTTCACACTAACAGGTGGTGATTCAATAACACCTGCTGTCTGAATATCCTTAACTTCCGCTGAAATCTCTGCAAACAATTGGTCAACAGTCTTCTCTTCACTGTCAGAACCTGCAGCACGCTTAATAACAATATCCAAAGCAGTTTCTCTCGAGACTTTTTCCTTTAAGTCCTCTTCCTCTCTTGCAACCATTCCAGTGGTCACATCAACTTTTTGAGGCTTTGGTGCTCCCGGCAAAACCGGTTGAGCTTTAGACCGAACAAAACCACTAGGAGCAGGTTTCTTCAAGTCGATACCGTCATCATTAACTTCCTTAATTGATGCACTGTTATCAACTTGACCCTTCTCCACTTGTAGCTTCACTTTACTTGCGTCCAAAGTCTTTGTACCAGTTTCCCCTGACGGAAACGTCATAACTTCTCTCAAAACAGCCATATTTGTGATGCACATTGTTCTAATCAAGGCATCATCTAACTTCTGGTCCCAATATTGCGTTGGTCTATCCAACGCTTCTCCAACAGTCATGATATCAGTCATAATCAACATTTCAAGTGCCACTTCTTCTGACACTTGATTATCTAACCATGCTGCTTGCAACAATCTCAGACCAGCAAAGTTTTCAGGCAAGTCAGAACCTTTTACTATTTTATTAATAAAAACTTCTTGCAACTCTTGCCATTCCTTGGCAGATCCATCATTAAGGATCATGCCCAAAACTTCTGCTTTCACTCTATTAAGCTCAGCTCGGTAACCTGCACACGAATTTGAATTCGCGACAAAGTTCCCATTAACATCCGTCTCCATAAGCAATGTTCGCAATGGAACAGACGGTGGTGGAACAACCCCGATTCTATTGAACTCATCAACACGAGTATAAGAACCATCGGGGACATAAGTACCAGCCTCTTCTGTGTACTCACGCATTTTCTCATATAAAGGAGCTGCAAACCCAGCCTTTACATTTAAAGGATCCGTCACAACCTGCCAATCATATGGCTTTCCACCCCAAAAGGACCTCCACATTTTTCTCAACGATGCTAAACCATGAATAAGAAGATAGTTGTCCTTCATAAATGGCAACCAGGAACCTAATCCTCGTTTTGCCATTTCTGGACCAATCCAGAAAGCTTGAGCAAAAGACAATACAGAAATAAAGGCTGCTAAACCATTCATCCAAGTAAGCATCTTATGCTTAAACCTTCCCTCCTGCTTCCAGACAACAGGAGGTGCTACTACACCAGACATTCCTACAAAAAGGCCAAGGACACCAATAATCGTGGTAGTCCAAAATTTACGGTTTTCAATAGCTTCATAAGCCTTCACAGCACTTTTAAAAACGCCAACCGTCTCTGGTATGGCTGTTGTAGCGGTATTAACAAACCCACAAACAACACCAACTAATGCCGTTGAAGCAAGCCTGATCGCTTGCTTCAATTCCCATAACACTAAAACCAATGCTATGGCGACAATAAGAACAGAAACAGCCCAACTCAACGTATAAAGTGAGTTGGCAAACTGCTCCTGCTGGGACAATTCAGCACAATCTGCCCCTGTGAAAATCATCATAATCAAGAGCAAAACAACACTGCTCTTCATTGGACAACCATCACACAATAGCACCTGTCGCCCACTCTTCAAGTGGTAGACGTTAGTGCCAACAAGGTCACATTTAGAACCTTGACATCGAGCTTCAGAACCAAACCAATCTTCAAAAAGAAAAATAGCATCACGCTTTGGAGAGACAATCAACTGCTCACCAGAAACCCCCTTGCAGGGAAGCAACACATGAGTGTGCTTACCACTGAGCATTTGCCCCTGTGGCGAG